TGACGATAAATGCGACCTGTCCAGACACATTGAGGTTGCCAGCGTTGTCGCCATGCTTGATGGTTGCGATGATATTGACATTAATGCTTATCGGCATAATGGGATTTGGCCCGCCCAACGGCAACGAGTATTAACTGTTCATCACCTAGACGGAGACAAGCACAATTGCGCTTGGTGGAATCTGACGGCCCTGTGCCAAGTGTGCCACTTGCAGATTCAGGCCAAGGTAAATATGGCGCAAATATATCCGCTTGAACATTCGAGTTGGTTCAAGCCTTACGCGGCCGGTTATTATGCGCAGATATATCTGAACCTGCCCATGAATAGAAAAGAAGTGATGGAGAACCTAAACGCGTTGCTTGCGTTAGAGAAACAATTATGAGTAAAAGTATTAGCGATTATCTAAACTGTCCGTTGGACAAACTGGATCTCGAAGAGGCTCTGGAATTCGTTCGCGACATGAAAATTGAACTGGCTATGTATTATGCCAGGATTGAGGCATTACAAAAGCTAGAGGCAAAAATTAAAGAGGGTATCCGCGAGAGCGGCGAAATTCCAGAGGTTAAGGGTGTAATTATTAAGTTTGGCGCACCATCTCAAAGATATATGACCTATACCCAAAAACTGGTAGAAAGCGCAGAACGAGAAAATCTTGGAGAGACCATTGAAAAGTTGGGTGATTTAGTTACCCACATACACGACACCGAGGGACAAGACCTGCTCTTTAATATCCGGCAGGAATTCGCCAAGGGTTACATGCCGTTATCCAGCTTTTTCTATATCAAAAAAATCTCGCCAGCAATTAGAATCGAGACATGACGAATAGCGGTCGATGGTCACAACAACAGGTATTTAAGAACTGCGGCAAAAGCGATTGCCAGAGTGGATGCGCGGATGATATAGCAAATAAGCCTCATGGCCCATATACGCAGTTGCGGCGGCGCAACCCGGCAGAAACAGGCCAGCAGGACGCTGTTTACCTTGGTAAAGTGGTGTTGACCAATGAACAACTAGCGATTATAAATGAGCAATACTCAGATGCCTATGTGCCGTCAAAACAGGAAATACTCGCTGCCTTGAAGTGAAAAGGCCCGCGAGAGCGAGCCTTTTCAAATGTTTAGCGAGAGTAAAGCTAAAGCGAGTAAAAATAGTATATGGCAGGCATTATGAAAAGTCAAGGCAATTAGTTATGAGTATCTCACAAAAAATTACCGATCTGGCCCTCTATGTACCAGAGGAAAAATACCCAGAACTTGAAGAATTGGCTAATATTCTTTTGAAATATTCGCCAGAATATCAGGTAGACGCTCTAAAGGCCGCACTTGCCAGTGATGATTATGATTCTGACATGGTTCATACCCTTATAGATGATTTGCAGACGGCCACCGCGCAGCACAAACGCCCTGAAATAGTACGATACAATTCTTTTAAGACAGACCTGAAACGGTATTTTGAACTTTCTCACGCCTTTCTCGATATTGGGAAAACTGAGAGAATAATTAACTTTTTGGAACGCTATAATAATATTTTTGGCGAGCCTAAAAGATATTGTGGACGTATCTTAACCAGATGTAGCGAGTCTGATTGTGATGGGAAGTTTACCTCGCTTGACCAGTATTTATGTATAGAATGTGGTGCGCCCCGCGATCTTTGTCGCCGCGCCCCCACCGACAACGGCCGTTGCTCAACCCACCAGGGATATATGATTACAGGCCCGTTGAACAACATATTCAAAACGCCAGGGCGGGCCAGGATTTATGGACAAAACTTACAGGGCGAGTTACAGCAAATGTATATTGAGGCCGTAACAGACCCAGATTTTCTCTCTGTCGCCCCAGAAATCGCCGCTTTAGCGGCCCGCTCTGGCGAATTAATGCGTGATATTGGCGATACGGACTATTTATTGGTTTCCGCTAAAATGAGACAGGCAATCCGTGCCATGCGCAACGCGGCGAACGAAGATGATGCCAGTGGCATGTTGCGGGCGGCCGGTGATATTGAGGAACAACTAACGGCCGTGGCCGACGACAAGCGTAGATGGGACGAGATCGCGGCCATATCTGGACGGCTCGGCCGGTTGACAGAAACAGAGCGCAAGCGCATTATTGAGGCCCAGAAAGTTATTACTGTCCAAGAAATGTATACGTTACAGCAGGAAACGCTTATGCAGATACGTGACGCTTTTGCCATTGTTGCCGATAGCGTTGTGAAATGGGTTGGCAGGGGCAAGCCGATAGAACAACCCAAACTTCGGCAATATATGCTGACAACGCTACATAAAATTATGAGCGGCGATGTGAACCTTGACAAAAGTTTGAAAAATGACGAGCCGCTCGTCATAGATGGCGAAGTTGAGTCAGCGATCTAGTTATGGATCAACCAGAACTTGAACGTTTAAGGCATGAATCCCTTAAACCACAGGTCAGGGATCTGTGGGCCAAGGGTTTCATTGATGGGTTAGACCCAGACAATGATGATGATTTATCTATTTACCAAACCGATCCGGTTGGTTTTGCCAAAGAAATTCTAGGCGTTGTGCTTACCCCGGCGCAACATGAACTATTAGAGGCGGTTCGTGATTACGAAATAGTTCAGGTTAAGAGCGCCACTGGCGTAGGAAAAACCTTTGTACTTGGTGTTTTGGCCGTGTGGGTCTATAAGTGTTTTGAGTGGGCGCAGGTCTACACGGCCGCTGCGCCGCCTGAGAGCAATTTGCGCCGAGTTCTTTGGGGAGAGATTTTCACTATAGCTAGGGATAACCCAGAGCTATTTACACAAGATAGTGTTAAGGCATCTTTGCATATTAATCGCCACCCAAAACAGTTTATAACTGGTGTTACAATACCCAAGGATGCCAGCGAAGAGGACATCGAAACCAAATGGTCAGGCAAACACTCCCCCGTTCTTGTCTTTATATTTGACGAGGGAGATGGTATTCCAGATCCAGTTTATCGTGGCGCTGATGGTTGCATGTCTGGTGGCACTTTTGTACGGCAGATTGTTTGTTATAACCCAAAGAAACGACAAGGAATGGCCTATCGTCGCGAACGCGCCGAGCGAGCGCATATTATTAAAATGAGCGCCCTGGATCATCCCAACGTTATAACTGGCAACGATGAAATTCCAGGCGCGGTTACAAGAAATAAGACTGTCCTTAGAATTTATGAATGGACGGAACCAAAACCGATTGAAAAAACAGAAATAGATAGCACTTGCTGGCGAGTACCGGCTTTTCTTGTTGGCGAACGGGCGACGAAAGAGAACGGCGAATTAACGCCGCCACTACGCCCCGGCTGGCGTGTCGTTACGGATAACCAGTTCTACTATAAGGTTATTGGAGACTACCCGGCCGGTGGTGTTGATAGGCTTTTGGCCGACGAGTGGATTGACGACGCTGTTGCTCGTTGGGAAATGATGCGGGCGGCAAATAACAACGAGATAATGCCGCCACGCGGCATCAGGCCGACTATGGGATTAGATGTTTCGGCCGGTGGCCCAGACTTTCACAGCGCCGCATTTAGGTACGGAAATTGGTGGGATGTGCCTATTGTCTGGAAAGACAACGATCCTAGTAGCGCGGCCGAAAAAGCGGCCGAACTTTATGTTGATAGAAATGCCAAATCATGCAAGATTGATGCAACTGGCGTTGGCGCTGGATCTGCCGGGACAATGACAAGACAGGCCCGCCGCCTTAATTCCTATATCAGCGCGGTGCCAATTATGGTTGGCGAGAAATCAAGGGGTTTTTCTGATGAATCAGACAGGGCCGCCTTTGCGCTTGTTAGAGATGAGGCTTACTGGATGCTACGTGTTATATTCCGAAAGGGCGATGTAGCTATCCCGCCAGAAAGTCATAGCGAGGCTTGCAAGCGATTGCATGAGGCGTTGCGCCTGTTGACGTATGACAGAAATTCCAGGGGCGATCTAAAGATTATTGATAAAAATACCATGCGCAAGCGCCTGGGATTTTCTCCAGATGAATTGGAAAGTTTCGTAATGACTTACGCACCAGAAAATGTATCAATTGGGGGTATTTGATGAACATTACACTTAGCAGCGGCGAGCAAGCTGTAGCAAAAATGTTGGCGCACATGAGACATGGGGCGGCTAGGAGTACGGGTAGGCCAAACGAAAAAATAGGAAACCAGGACGATGAACTTACAGACTTAAATGGGATAGGTGGCGAGATGGCCTTTTGCAAGGCCGCAAACACATATCCTGATTTTACAATCGTGGGCAACGGCGAGATCACGCCGGTATCTGATTGCAGCATGTTTGGCGGAACCTGGGATATTAAGACAACGGTTTATCCCAATGGAAAATTGTTATTGCGGCCGTCGAAGGTAGAATCTAGCAGAACTTGTGATTATTATGCGCTAGTTGTTGGCGAAATGCCTAAATATAAGATAATAGGTTGGGCAAGCGTCGGAGAATTAGTGCGACAGGTCAACATGATTGACCTTGGATATGGCCCAACATACGCCCTGGAACAAGTGGATTTACATAAGTGCCAGTGGCTAACTTGAACATTCGTCCTGGTAAAGTTGACTATTAGCATAAGATTATGTTATCTTTTAGGGTAGTGAATGTGTGCATGAATGAAAGGAATACCCTATGGGCGTTAAAGTAGTTGAAGAGATCCCAGGTTGGGTCTATGACGACCGCGGGCTATATATACCATCTGGCATTTACGATTTAGGTAAGTATTTACCACACCCCTTTGACAATCCACAATACTCGAACATTCTAGGTGGAAACAATGTTGTCCGTCATGTAGATGGTGTTGGCACCATGCTGGCCCACAACCAAGAGACCGGCGTTGCCTTTTGGCCCGCCTATGCCTCTGGCCTTGACGATATGTTGATGCGAGCAATGGTCAGGGGATATATGGGAAACACCGGCCAAACACCCGTTCCAATTTCTTTGCTGGCAACGATCGTTACTAAGATCCAATCCATGTGTAGTACGTGGGTTAGTACCGTCAGGGGCAAGAGATCCCCGGTATCGAAAACGTTAGATTTGATGTCTCGCGCCCAAGATAGTCAATTTGGCTCGGCCGAATTTGTAAAACTATATATGGGGGCATTACTTACAGAAAATCGCGGCGCGATTGGCGCTCAGGTTCCCATAGAAACAATAGCTGTTGACGCATGGGATCAGTACGGGATGGAGTTAGAGGCTGTTCAGGGCCAGAAGTCAAACCGGGAAAATATGTATATCCTGCGCATGACTACTGAAAATTTCAGGGAGAATCAGGGCTTGTGGATGGTTGATGGCCTGAATTGTTTCCCAACCGGGAATTCTGAATATCCATACTGGATTGCCAAATGGAGTGCGCAGAGAAAAGAAACCCTGTTTGTTTTAATACACCGCGACTTTGGTTTTCAGTTGAAATCAGAGGCCGCTGGCAAGATAAATTCATATCCCGGTTTCGGCCAATGTCCAACGTGGCGATTCTCGCCATATTGCGTTAAGAACATGGCGATTGACCGGCAAGATTGGGAACATTTGATAAACCAACCCGCTCGCGGAGTTATTTGGGTTAATGGG